TCTGTTTTTCGTTTATCAAATAACTTGCCCAAACTTCGTCTGAATACTCTGATCCGTCGCATTCAATTTCGTCTACAAATTCCCAACTATCATCTAGTTCGTCATTCTGTAAATTACTTAAAATATTTGTTGAAATATCGTCTGTAAGTTCAATTTGCTCCGACATTTTAACCCCTGTTTCTTCTTCCTGTGTTTCTTCGTCAATTAATTCCTTGTCAATATTTGTAAACTCCAACGGTTGAAGCGTTTTAAAGTACAAATTAAGGCTTATCTTATTGTAAGCAAGTATGACATTAAACGCATTGATTAAAAGGTCTTGAAATGGGCGTATAACGGTGTTATCCATTAAAGTACTAGCAGTCATCAATTCGTCTGCATTGTTTCCAAATCCACTATTATCTTTAATTCCTAAAAGCATAGGACTTACTACTCTGTGAGATACCATAATTTTACGCATACTTTCGTCTGATAAAAATTGATACTGATTGTGAGCGTCTGACAATTGGACTGCTTCGATGCTAGATTCAGCGTCTTTGTTTTCGTTAAAACTTAATATAAAACGTCCGGCATTACTAGATCCAGAGTACTTTTCTAAAATACGTCTTTCAATCCCCTCTCGCTCTTCTTCATTTGGTACACCATTGTTAAAATTTATAAGCATACTAGGTGCTAGACCGTTCATAATGTTGTTTAAATGATAGTTGCTCACTTCTTCTTCTAATTCACAATATTGTAATCCACCTTGATAGTCAACAGGTGCAAAGTAAAAGTGTCCTGCTACATAAGGTTTAACGCACAATATTTCAATATTTTCTTTTGAAGATCCAAAACTAGGTATTCTAGTAGGTTTGTCATTTGGTGTAATTTTATTCCAGTCGTGAAAATAGTAATACGCTTCAACATCACCGTCTTCATTACATTTCTCTGGTGCTAACGTTTCAATTGGAATGTGGTCGATTGCAGCAATTGTTTTTCTATCTTTTGAATAGATTACTTGTATTGCACATTGTCCCATTAATTTAAGATCATAACAAAATTTTCTAACAGATTCATCTTTTAATAAAGAAACTGCTTGTGCGTATTCATTTGGTTTTTTGTTGCTGTCAGTTGCATCAATTCCCTTACCAAATATCATTTGTGAAATTCCGTTTATAATAGCATTGTTTGTTGGACTTCCAGAATATCTGTCAAGTAAATACTTAAAATAGTCATTGTTATTCCCATAAGTTACCCAATCTTTGGTTTTGTTTATGGTTATGTCTGGACTTGTATAGTTGCTTAAATTTACAACGTTAATTTTTCCCTGTTCTGGTTTTCTTCTGCTCATATTACAATGTAATCGTTATTACTTTCAACTTCAAGATACTGCTCTTTATTTATTGAATAAGTTTTGTTGTTTTTTTGCTCAATAATTTGATCCGTTACAAAAATTTTATCTTTGTAAATATTTTTTAAACTTGATAAGGATTTGATCCTAAAAGTATAAAATCTATTTTTAACCAAATCGTCAACAGATAGGTCAATTTTTAAATAATCTCCATACAATTCAGAGGTTTGCGTTAAAGACAACGATTCTCCTGTTATGTCGTCGGCTATGTCTAACTCTATATTTGTAGAATATTCTGCATTACGAGGTATAACGTAAATATTTTGAGTTGTGTCTATTGGTTTCAATACTATCATAAATCTATAACGATAAAAAAAACAATATTTGCAAAAGTTTGAATAAAAAAATTTACAAAAGGTTTAAAAACGTACGGTTAAAAAACGTACATAATAACGTACATAATAACGTACAAAAGGTTTAAAAATGTACATTTTAACATACTAATAGTTTGTAAAAAGGCATTAATTATACCCAAAAAGGTATAAAACGTGCTTTTAAGTCTCTATTATACCCGAATAGGTATAAAAAAAAGGGCAACCTTTCGGCTACCCCTTTGTTAATTGGTTAGTTGATATTAAATATCATCTATTACTGCTGCTGAAACTGTTATTCCAACTCCAGAAACTCCTCCACTTAAAAAGTTTGCAGGTTTTTTCTCCATTCCTTGCAACGTTAAAGTATACCCATTTAGGTCACCCATTGCCGCACCTGTAACTACTGTACCACCGTTTACGTCTGCTCCCCACTCTAATCCTACGAGCATAGCGTTTCCGTTATTGTCTTCTACTACTACGTGTGGTCTAGCTACTGCTATTAATGCTAATTCGTCATTCGATTGTGCTGACAATTTTTTTAGCGTTAATGTAACTATTTGATCGTAAAAAGTAGTTCCGTTTTCTCTACTTGATGTAACTGTTTGCTCTAGTGAACTATTTCCTTTTAGATCATATTTAAAAGCAGTAGGTGTTCCACCAAATCCTGTAATTTCATCACTACCTGTTGCGTAAGTAATTGCTCCTAGTGTTCCGTAGTCAATTAGATAAACAGCAGTCAATCCACCAACGCTATCTTTACAAGGCTCTAATCTACCTTTATTTATTAAACAACTCATTCTTTTTATGTTTTTATAAACTTACCCTCGTTATTAAGACAAGGGTAAATTTGATTATTAATTATGCTCCGTAATATACAATGTCCGATGCAATACCATACTGAACACCAGCTGTATAACGCATTACAAATCTTACGTTTTTACTTCCGTCAATGTCAGCCATATCCAGGACTTTAACTTCGTTCTGGTCATTTAACAAACCAGTACCGAAAAACAAGTTTGATTTTTCAGCAGCTACAGCTGTGTTATCTCCAAGTCCGTTTGCACAAACTAATTTTACTCCGTCAAAGTATTGGATATCTATATCTTGATTGTTTCCTCTTTGATCGAATCCATTTGCTCCTACTCCGTTAGCTTGAAATCCACCCAATGCTCTTTTATATGCTCTCCAAATGTTTTGTGATACGTAGATAAAAAGGTCTTCTTTACCATACAATGATGTTGGAATTGCATCTACAATTTTACCTAATTCAGTTACTACATTGTCTGCGTCTACTGCTGCTGGTGCAATAGTTGTTCCGCCGTCTGTTCCAAATGCTGCGTCTGTAAATAATCCACCAAATCCGTCTGCTCCCCAGATTCTTTGTTCTGTTCCTTGTGCTACATCTGCTGAAATTCTAGCTATAAAAAAGTCAGAAAATTTTGGTGGCATTGAATCGTGTGCTGAAAAACCCATTGATTCTGCTTCCCAGTCCGACTGGAATGGTGTCTTACAAAGTTCAAGGTTTACTTGTAACTCGTCTGGTTGTAAAATACGTTCTGTTAAAGTAACAGTTCCTTGCGAATCAAAGTCACAAGATCCTGCTGCAATTGAAGATGCGTAATCTACTTTTTTAATTACTTCTTTTAATTTGATGTTTGGCTTGATTGTGATTAATTGATTAGCCAAAGTGTTTCCAGATAGCAAAGCTGCTCCGATGTATTCACCTGCGAACTGACCTGCATACGTTGATGTGATTGTTGGTTGTGCCATTTTTTTAGTTTTTGATTTTTGAAATTTTTGCTACGATTCTATCGTATGCAGTTACTTGTTTGTTTTTGTTAAAATTAAATTTTGCTTCAAAAGTACTTTCTTCTTTTGGTGCGTGTTTTAGAGGTTTGGCTGCTGCTTCCGATAATTGAGTTTCTAGTTCTTCAATCTCTTCTGTCTTAACTTCCTCTACTTCTGTAAACTCTTCTTTTACTGTTCTAGACTTTAACGTCCCTGTCGATTCGTCTGACGCTTCAACTTCTTCTTGTTTTAATGCTTCGATCATCGAAACAACTTCCGTTAATGCTTCTGTAAATTCTTTACGTGATACGTACTCCATTTCAGTTTCTTTTTCTTCTGCTTCCACTTCTTCTTCGACTACTTCTTCTTCAACTTCTTCTTCTTCTTTTGCTCCGATTGACGAAATAACTCCGTCCTCTTCTACAATTAATTTAGATCCGTCTTCGAGTTCATACTCTCCAATTGGTAAAGCAACTTTTTCGTCTTCGGTTACAATAAATATTGACTCCCCTGCTTCAAACTTTTCAGCTTCAATTACAGTTCCGTTGTCAAGTTTTTTTTGCTCCAAAGACACTTCGATACCTAATAAGGTTTTTACTTTTTTTAATGTGTCTGTTGCTGCATTCATAAATTTGTGTTTATAATTAATTAACGATTAGTATTTACTATTTTGCGTTTAAGGGTTTTGTGTTTCACACTCTGTGCAATTAGAATACTCTATTATGTTATTCCATAAAAAACCGCTTGTAATATTATCGACCTCTAAAACTTCATAACAACCGCTTTGGTTAGAATTAATTAAATCAAAATAGTAAACCTTTCCAACTATTAACTCAATATTGCCGTGAACGTGATGTTTTTCATTGTG